GCGCTCTCCTACCCTGGGGCACCTTGGTGCTTCGGAGGGTATCCGTCCGTTTATGGTCTGGTCTCGACCGCATGAATGTGATGGGGGGAATAGGATTTGGGGTTCACACTATAAAGAAAGCCTCTAGAGTTTACCAAGTCTCCAAAATTGGCAGGGCTTCGACCCGGGTTGGAATGCCTGTAAGACCACTTTGTGGCAGAAATCCCTCCGAGAGTGGGCAAGACCCGTACTCGTCCGGTAACGGCATATTTGGAGATGATGTACTCTGCGCGGCCTCATTAACTGCGGGAGTATTGATCCTATATGAAAACAAAAGCTAGACAGTCCCTTTCTGGGCGGTAGTCTATAAAATACGAATTGATGGAGTACAAAAGAAATAAAATATGAAGACAATGAACGGATACAACAGCTGCTCGCGTATTGACCCATGTGGTCTTGACAATTGTCACGAGTGCAATGCTGCTGTGGAGAATCGACCTTCCCCCTCCCTCTCTGCCATGCCGGACCCTGGCGTCAGTAATCACCCATGTAAGTGGGAGTCCTTACGGTTTCGACCGGATGGTTTGGCGTCGAGCTTGGGGGCCGTAGAGTCACGCGGTTGGCGTAGCTTCGAGTCCAGCAATGGGCTGAAGGATCTCGGGTGTCCCTCTGGGATGCAGCCGAGACAGCGCTGTGATTCTGGGGTTAGTGGGGGTTATAGTGGTGACATTATTTCCGACGCTAACCTGCGGGGGTTTTGGGACGAGACTGGAGGGGGTCGTGTTGGTTCTTCTGCACGATGTGCAACCATTCGACGCGCTATCGAAGTTAAACAGAAAAGGCGCAAGGGGATTAAGTTGGCGAAAACTATACGGCAGGGTCTGGGTGAGCCCTCTTCCGTTCATAATCACCCTCGTTCATCAGCCCTTGACCTAACTGATGATGAAAATATAAAAGAACCGACGTTTTCGGACATCGGGTTAAAAAAAGGAGAAGTTCCGTGGGGGAGTGAGGAGGTTGAAAAGTGGGTAGAGGCCAAGAAGGCGTATAAGGCTGCAATGGAAGAGGGCAAGAGTTTTGATCTAGAGTTTCTTTTCGATGAAACTCCTAATCTTACTCGGCCGAACCGTTCTG